CTGCTTTAAATTCCCCCCAAAACGATTCGAAAAGCCACGAACATGACTAGAAAGGTCACAGAAGGTCACCAGAAGCCCCCAGAAGCCTCGAAAGGGCTTGAAACGGTTTTGGGTAGGGACACAGACCTACAAAACGCCTTAATCGGCATACAAACGCCCCGAATTCACACGCCGCTTAACGATTTACCGTCTAGGGGGCACGAATTGGTCGATTTAGCCAGCAGTCTCAAGATAAATCTGCTTGAATGGCAGAAATTTGCGCTTATCAACAGCCATAAGGTCAAGCCTGACGGTAGGTGGGCAACCCCAGTCAATTGCATTGTGGTGGCACGGCAAAACGGTAAGTCGTTTTTGCAGCAGATCAGAATTCTGGGCGGTTTGTTTTTGTGGAATGAAACCCTGCAAATTGGATCGGCGCACCGCTTGTCAACGTCCCTTGAACAGTTTCGCGCAATGGTTCAGGTGATCGAAGCCAACGATTCATTAGCAAAGCAGGTCAAGAAAATTCGCTGGCAGCATGGTGGTGAGGAAATCGAAACCAAAATGGGTAATCGTTTTATTGTCCGTGCTGGTGGATCAGCTGCTCGCGGCGTTTCGCGACCGTCCACCATTCATCTTGATGAATTACGTGAGATGACTGACATTGAATCGTTTGCTTCGCTTCGCTATACACTTATGGCAGCGGCAAACCCAATGGTCATGGCGTACACAAACGCAGGCGATTCCGCAAGCATAGTTTTGAATTCTTTCCGCGATCGCGCGCTTGCAAGCATTGCAGGGGTTGAGGACGACATAGGTTATTTTGAATGGTCAGCACCAACCGACGAAATCAGCGTAGAAAACGCGCGGCACAGCAACCCGTCAATGGGAACGCTGATCCATGCCGACAACGTGAAAAGCGTTTTAAACGATCCGCCTGACGTTGTGATGACTGAAGTATTGTGCCGCTGGGTTGTGGCAATCAACAGCGCGGTTGACGCAGCTTCATGGGGTAACTGCCTAGACAAAACCGCAGACCTTGACCCTGAGAAACTGACGTGGCTTGCCATTGACCTTTCACCAGATCGACGACACGCGAGTTTATGCGGCGCGCAGAAATTGGGCGACGAAAAGTTTGTGGTCAAACTGCTGCATACCTGGTCAAACGAATTGCAGTTAGACGACAAGGCAATTGCCAATGACCTTGCAGATTATGCCCGCAGGTATCCAACCGAATACGTGCTTTACAGCCGCAAAACCAGTGGCGCGGTTGCGGCGCGTTTAGCCCCAGCGGGAATTCCCGTTTTTGACATGGACAACGCTTACCCGCAGGCATGCGACGAAATGCTATCGGCGATCAACAGCGGTCGCCTAAAGCACAGGGGTCAAAGCCAATTATCGGAGGAAGTTTTAGCAGCGGTGCAATTACGTCGTGGGGACGGGGGTTGGGTTATAGGAAGGCGCGCGTCTCAGTCAGTCGTTTGCGGCGCGGTGGCAGTTTCCCTAGTGACACACTTCGCGACACGCCCAGACAATGATCTTGACATCATGGTTGGTTGATCGTATAAGCCTGCAAGAATTCGGGCATGGGATTTACTGATCTATTCGCACGTAAGGCTGATACTGCCGTCACGGTTGAAGCCGCACAGGTGGACGCAGCTGCTATCGCGCCGTATTACAGTGAAGTAGGAAATCTATTTCTATTCGGCGGGATAGTAACTGCGTCCCGCGCTGAAGCAATGTCAGTGCCAACCGTCGCACGTGCATTAGGAATTATCCAAACAATTGGTTCATTACCAATGCACACACGCAATGAGGCAACAGGCGAAAAGGTAACGCAGCCTCGCGTTATTAACCAACCTGATCCACGTATCCCAGGTGCAACATTTTGGGGCTGGATCATTTCCGATTTATTCTTTCACCCTGCTGCTTACGCATACGTTATGGAACGTTATGCAGACACAGGCAAAATTCGCGCAATGGAAAGAATCGCGCCTGAACGCGTAACAATTACAACGAACGGCATGGGTTATGAAATTGCGTCGTACGCAATCGACGGTGCTTACGTTGACCCTTCAAATTTGGTCGTATTCAATAACACCCAGGAAGGTTTGCTAAGTCGTGCAGGTCGCACGATTAAGGCAGCCGCGTCATTGGAACGTGCTGCAATGAATTTTGCAAACGAACCAATTCCACAAATGGTTTTGAAATCAAATGGCACATCATTGCCAGCAGATCGCGTATCAAAATTGCTGACTGCGTGGAAAACCGCACGTGCGTCGCGAAGTACGGCATTTTTAAATGCTGACGTCACGTTGGAAACAATTGGTTACGATCCACGCAATTTGCAGCTGAATGAAGCAAGAAATTACGTATCGCTTGAATTATCACGTGCTTGCGGTTTGCCTGCATACTTCACCGATTCACAACAATCTAGTTTCACTTATTCCAACGCATTGGATAAGCGTCGCGACCTTGTGGACTTCGCGTTTAGAAATTACATGTCAATAATCGAACAGCGTTTGTCTTTCCCAGATTTTACGCCAGCAGGCAATCGCGTGTTGTTTGATCTTGACGATTTCCTACGCGGTAACCCATACGAACGCGCGCAGGTTTATGAAATCTTAAATCGAATCGGCGCAATGTCGATCGAAGAAATACGCGAGGAAGAAGACATGCTGCTATGAAAAAAGTAATCACACCAATGAAAATCACGGCTGCTGATTCAAACAGTCGAACAATTTCCGGTCGCATTGTGACATTTGAGGAAACAGGAAACGCGTCAATTGGCAAAGTGCAATTTGCTGCTGGTTCAATTGAACCGACTGCCGTTTTGCTAAACCTTGAACATGATCGTACCCGCAGAATTGGAAAAACTTTAGACACTGCAATTTCAGCTGACAATTCAGGAATTGACGCGACTTTCAAAATCGCTGAGACAACTGCGGGAAATGACGCACTGGTTGAAGCCATGGAAGGTTTGCGCGACGGTTTTAGTGTTGAAGTTTCGTTTGACGAATACGAAACATTGAAGGACGGCACAGTCAGAATTCTTGCAGGTGAATTGACAGCCGTTGCATTGACCAGCGAACCCGCAATTAGATCAGCCCGCGTGGAATCAGTCGCGGCAACTGAGGACGAAAACGAAGTTTCAGATTCGACAATCGAACCTGAAGTAACACCAACAGAAAAGGACGACGAAGTGGAACACACCGTTACACCAGCGGAAGCCGTCGAAACGGTCGAAGCCGCACAGTCAGTAACAGCAACATCAAACAAGGTGGGCGGCTGGAAAGCCACACCACGAATTGAAATTACTGCTGCAAAGTACCTAGAAAACAAGGTGCTTGCTGCAACAGGCGACGAATCAGCGCGCCAGTACGTATTAGCAGCAGACAACACAACTGACAATGCTGGGCTTGTTCCAACACGTCAGTTAGCTGAAGTTATCAACGGACTAGGCACAACGATTAGACCGTCTATTCAAGCGATCAGTTCGGGAACATTGCCTGACGCTGGAATGACTTTTGAAATTCCAAAGATCACTGCAATGCCAACAGTGGCGGTAACTGCTGAGGACGCAGCGTTTTCAGATACCGACCAAAACAGCGCCTTCTTGTCAGTGGACGTCAAAAAGTTCGCGGGTCAGCAGAAATTTAGCGTGGAATTACTTACACGCACATCACCCCTGTTCTACGACGAACTACTTCGCAACATGGTTGCAGCAATGGCAAAGGCGCAAAATTCATACGTCAATGGCATTTTAATTTCAAACGCGTCACTTGACGCAACAACAGTCGCAACATACCCAACGGCTGCTGAATTACTTGGAATTATCGGTCGCGGTTCAGCAAGCGTTTACGGCGCAACTGCTGGACTAGCAAATCCGTTTGCACGTAACCTCATTGCCTCGACTGGACAATGGTCAAATTTAATGACACTAAACGACGCTGGACGTCCAATTTATTCATCAGTTTCACAACCAAGCAACCAGCCAGGTGTTGCAGTGCCAACTGCATTGACTGGAAACGTAGCGGGCTTGAACCTATACGTTGACCCAACAAACGGCGGCGACGGAGACGGAACACTGCTAGTCGTTAACCCTGACGCATACACATGGTACGAGGGAACCTCATACCAACTACGCGCTGAATCAACTGCTGACGGTTCAATCACCGTGGGCGTGTATTCATTTGGTGCAGTCGCAACAAAGATCGCCGCGGGTGCGTTCAAGAATAACAAGGCGTAATAGCCACACTTAATCATGCGGCGGGTTCTCCCGATCTCGCCGCAGCAGATCGAAAGGAACGGACATGCCAGCCATTGTCACAGCAAGCCAATTGCGTACGGTGCTTGGCGTGTCCGTTTCCTTATACAGTGACAGTTACCTGGACGAAATAATCAACACTAGCGAGGCGGTAATTTTGCCAATGCTGGTTGCAAATACTTCAGCGATTCAGTCGTACAAATTAGAATCAAATGTCGCGTATTTCTACACGCAGCGCGAACATCATTTTGTTGCAGGTCAAACCGTGATCGTGACTGGTTTGCCAGCACCATTCACCGCAACATTCACAGTCGTCAGCGCGACACTGTATTCATTCACCGTTGCATTGACTTCATCAAATGTCACATTGCGCGAGATCATTCCAATGGGTACAGCAACACTTCAAGGCTATTCAGCAGCTGATTTATACGCAACTAGCGCACCAATCGAATCGGCAGTCCTTGCAGTCAGCGTTGAAGTATTTCAGTCACGCGTTGCAGCAGGTGGACAGATCGAAGGCGTAGATTTTGCCAGTACGCCATACAGAATGGGGCGCAGTCTCACAAATAGGGTTTCGACATTACTTCAGCCGTTTTTAGACGTTGAAACGGTTGTGCAATAGTGCCAGCCAACGCCGTTTCAGATACCCGCGCAGCATTAGCAAGCGCGTTTTCGTCATTGGCAGCGACCAGTTACGCAAGCGTTCCTGAATCGCCAATCCCGCCAGCAATTGCAATTCTGCCTGATTCTCCTTACATGGAAATTGTGCTAATTGGCAAAACAAAAACACAGGTTAAATTAAATTTTAAAATCACTGCCATTGTTGCTGCAAATAGCAATGCTGGATCACTAGACAATCTGGAAAAACTAATCATAGGAATTCTTGCGGCAATGCCCGCAGGATACGTTGTTGGCGTTGTCGAAAAGCCAACAGTGTTGGAAGTAGGTCAAAGCCCAATGCTGGTTGCTGACATAACCGTTTCAACGTACTACACCCAAACAAACTAAGGAGATAACGTGCCAACAACGATCATCACGGGTCGCGATTTAGTGTTGACGATCGCGACCGTTAACTACGACGCGCAAGCGACCAGCGCAGTGCTTGCAAATTCACCAACAGTCACGACGTATCAAACACTTGACGGCAAGGCTTACAAGCACATTGACGATCAGTGGACTTTTGACGTTTCAATGCTGGCAGACTGGGGCGCAACTGGATCACTTTGCGAAGCATTGTGGACAGCCTGCGAATCAGCACCAAACACGACTTTAGCTGCTTCATTGACTGCCGCAACTGGCGCAGTGTTTGCGTTTAACGTTATGCCAGTATTCCCAGCAGTCGGCGGTGCAGCACCAGATGCACAGACCGTTGACCTATCATTTGTTGTGGTTGGAACACCAACCGAAACATTCAGTTAAAAACTACTAATCGGGAGACAAAATGAAACTAGCGATAACAATCGAATACAACGGTGGTCTTTCAGAAACCTACGTGGCACAACCGCCAGAATGGGCAAAATGGGAGACTAAGACTGGCTTCACGATCCAACAGGTTCAAGAAAAACTTGGGATCGCTGATTTATTGTTTTTGGCGTATCACGCCATGAAACGCAATGAAGCAGGGAAGCCAGTCAAACCGTTCGAAGTCTGGATAGAAACAGTGTCGGACGTGACAACAGGAGATGACAACCCAAAAGTCACAAGCGCGGAAGCCTAAACCGTCTCATTGTTGAACTTGCGATAGCAACGCAAATTCCGATGAAGGAGTGGACAAGCGCGGAGGACATTTTAACGGCACTTGAGATACTGGAGAAACGCAATGGCTGAGGACATGATCGCTTATGACAAAAGCGACTTGCGCAAAATCTATGCCGCGTTTAAAGCCATGGACGAGGAAGCCGTAACCGCAGCCAAAAAAGAATCTAACGCGTTGGCAACGTACTTGAAAGGAAAAATTGAAAGCGCGTCAGGTTCGGCAAATAACAAAGTCGCAGCCAAAATTGCGGCTGGGTCACGTGTTTCAAAGTCGTCCAAAACTGGTGAAATTTCATTTGGTTTTGCAGGTCAAAGATTAAGCGGCGGCGGCACAACCCAGCAACTATGGGGCGGTTATGAATTCGGATCAAACAAATACAAACAATTCCCAGTCTGGTCAGGTCGTGAAGGTCGCGGGTCGCGCGGTTGGTTTATCTATCCAACCCTGCGCGCCGAACAGCCATACATCATTAACGAATGGGAAAATGCGTTTAGTAGAATTTTAAAGGAGTGGTGAAATGGCAGTAGGTGGATCACGTACTTTAAAACTAACCATTCTTGGTGACGTTGACAATTTAAAAAAGTCCTTATCCCAGGCAGATGATGACGTCAAAAAATCGTCTAGCGGGCTTGGTGATTTTGGCAAAAAGGCAGGTTTAGCCTTTGCCGCCGCTGGGGTTGCAGCAGCTGCTTATGCTGGGAAATTACTTATTGACGGTGTGAAATCTGCCATTGAGGACGCAGCAGCACAAGCAAAATTGGCAACAACATTGCAAAACGTTACGGGTGCAACAAACGCACAAATTAAAGCGACTGAAGACTACATAACAAAAACATCTTTAGCCTTTGGCGTGACGGACGACGATCTTCGTCCTTCGCTAGACAGACTGGTCAGAAGTACCAAGGACGTTACAGAAGCACAGCGACTGCAACAAATTGCGCTTGACGTTTCAGCGGGTTCAGGAAAAAGTTTGTCCGCGACAACGGAGGCAATTGCAAAGGCACTGGACGGAAATTTTGCAGCACTGAAAAAACTTGGTGTGCCACTAGACGACAACATTATCAAAACAAAAGATTTTGACGCCGCAATGGCTGCATTGTCTGCCACATTTGACGAACAGGCGTCTATTCAAGCCGATACGTTTCAAGGCAAAATGGCACGTTTAAGCATTGCGTTCAATGAAGCAAAGGAAACAGTCGGATCATACGTTTTAAACGCGTTGACCCCGTTGTTAGATACTTTTGTCAATAAGGGACTTCCAGCGATCACACAATTTGCAGATACTTTGGGCAACACATTGGGACCTGCGTTTGCTGCAATCTTTAAAACCATACAAAATGACATTTTGCCAATTTTCCGAACATGGTGGAGTTTCCTATACAACGACGTAATTCCTGCCATAGGTGCGGTTGTCGGACCAGTTTTAGAAGGCTTAAGAGTAGCCTTTGATAAAATTAAAAAAGCCATAACAGATAATTCAACAGAATTAAAACCATTGAATGACGGTTTGCGGGCATTGTTTGATTTTGTGAAAATTTATCTTGCACCACTTATGGGCAACAATTTCAGGCTTGCACTTGAAGGCATTGCAACATTGGTTGCAACGTTGATCACTGGTTTTTCTCAGCTGGTTGGTTTTCTCAATAAGGCATACGCGCAAATGCAAAACATTGTGAATCTTGTTAATAACAATAAAGGTTTATTCTTGGGGCAACTAGGCGTGGTTGGATCGGTTATTGGTGCATTTGGCGGCGGCAAAGCAACAGGTGGTCCGGTCGCGGGTGGTACTTCATACGTTGTCGGCGAACAAGGTCCTGAATTATTTACACCGTCTGCCAGTGGTTTTATTACACCAAACAACAAAATGGGCGGATCAACAAACAACATTTTCAACATTACGGTCAACGGTGCGATAGACCGCGAAGGCACTGCCCGATCTATCATTGACGTTTTAAACAATAGTTTCTATCGCGGCACAGGTGGCGCAAATAACCTGCAATTGACATGACGCAGTGGAATCCAGTCTGGAAGGTTGAAATTGACGGCGTTGAATACACCAGTGCAGTTTTAGCAAATCTTTCAATTCGCAGCGGTCGAACAAACATTTATGAACAAGCGCAGGCAGGATACGTCAACGTTCAGCTGCTGGACGTCAATCAAACAGCAATCCCCGTCAACATAAATTCAACAATAAGTGTTTCAATCAAAAACACATCAAACACTTTTGTGCCGATTTTTGGCGGTAACGTTGTGGACATTGGGCTGGAAGTCCGTGACGTTGGTTCAATCATGCTGACGCAAACCTATTCGATCACAGCACTAGGGGCATTGGCGCGTTTGCCAAAAATTATTCGGACGCAAAACCTTGCCCGCGATTTTGACGGCGATCAGATTTTTGAGGTTTTAAGTGAGGTTTTATACAATCAGTGGCAACAGGTTGCAGGGGGTTTGACTTGGGCAACTTATGATCCGACAATTACGTGGGCAAACGCCGAAAACAATGGGCTTGGTGAAATTGACCGTCCTGGCAATTATGACCTAGCCTCACAAGGACATGACCCAATAGACGTTTATTCGTTGGTTTCAGGTTTGGCGACGTCGGGGCTGGGATACATTTACGAGGACGCACAAGGTCGCATTGGGTATGCAGACAGCACACACCGCACGACTTACCTTTCAGCAAATGGTTACGTTGACCTTGACGCTAACCAAGCCCGTGCCGCTGGGTTACGCATAGAAACCCGCGTGGGAGACGTACGCAACGCCATAACAATCAACTACGGCACCAACAGCAACAACAGCGTTTCAGACAGCGATCCCGCGTCAATTTCAATTTATGGCAATCTCGCCCAAATAATTTCAACGACCTTGCATGACGCAAATGACGCAAACGCACAAGCGGCGTTTTATTTATCACTTCGCGCTAACCCACAACCAATTTTTAGCGAAATTACATTTGACCTGACAAACCCAGAATTAGACAACAGTGACCGCGACGACCTAATAGGCATTTTTATGGGTGAGGCAATCTCCCTGAACAATCTGCCGCTAAACATGGCGTCGGGTACGTTTCAGGGGTTTGTTGAAGGCTGGTCGTTTCAAGCCTCATACAATCAACTTTCGGTCACATTGCTACTTTCACCGCTTGCCTATTCATTGCAGGCAATGCGTTGGAATGACGTACCAATAACCGAAACATGGGCAAGCGTGTCGCCTACCCTAGAATGGCAGTATGCGACAATTGTCGCCTAAGGAAAGGAAACTACAATTACAAATCCAACAAGCAATTATGGTTTTGTTTTACCGACGGCAAGCGATTTAGTCACGGATTTGCCAGCTGATTTTGAAGTCGCATTGCAGGGTGTTGACACACGGTTGAAAGCACTACAACCAGGAACGACACTTGGCGATCTTGCTTATTCGTCGGCAACTGCAAACACAAACACACGTTTGCCAATTGGCACGACTGGACAGGTTTTAGCAGTTTCAGGTGGTGTGCCTGCTTGGGCAACACCAGCAACCAGCGGTTTGACTTTTATTACAGGCACATCATTTTCTGCTGTGTCTAGCGTTTCACTACCAACAGACACTTTTAGCACAACTTACTTAAATTACAAGATTATTTTTAATTTAACAGCCGCTGGCGGTGCTATAACAGAAACAAGATTCAGACTTCGCGCTGCTGGCGCAGATAATACATCTGCACTTTATAGCAACGGCGGTTATGAGATCAATTCTGCTGGCGGTGGTGCTGCTTCATCTGGACAAACTCAAACATCTGTTTTATGGGGCAACATAGCAACCAGCACCCCTGAATTTACAAAATTTGAAATGACTTTGTTTAGCCCAAAAGCAACGGCATACACGACTTTCAATGTCAATGGCAGCAAAGGCACAGCGACCTGGAAAGCAATGACCGGTTTCTATGAGGCAACAACATCATTTGACGCCATGACGTTTTACCCAGACGCAGGAACAATTACAGGTTCATACCGCGTTTATGGAATCGCAAACAGTTAGGAGATGAAAATGACAAAACTATTCAAGCAAATTGGTGATGAGATTGTTGAATTCACTGAGGCAGATTATGCACAAATGGAATTGGACAAAATTGAAGCAAAAAGAATTGCCGACAATTTAACGTCTAAAGAAACCTCAAAGGCGGCATTGCTTGCAAAGTTGGGCATAACCGCTGACGAAGCAAAATTGTTGTTATCGTGACTTATCCAAATAACACCAATGCAAGGCTGATCGAAGTCGCAGCAGCTGAATTGGGCACGGTTGAGGAAGGCAACAACCTCACAAAATACGGCAAATTTACAAAGGCAGACGGGCTTCCATGGTGCGGGAGTTTTGTCAATTGGTGTTGCCACACAGCAGGCGTCAAAATTCATTCAGTCGTTAGCACTGCAATTGGCGCGCATAAATTTAAGGAAATCAACCGTTGGTCAAACATGCCCCAATTGGGATACATAGCGTTTATGGACTTCCCACATGACGGCGTTGATCGCATTTCACACGTTGGCATTGTTGTGGGACTTATTGACGATAAGCGTTGCCTAACTATTGAAGGCAACACCAGTGGCACAGGCGATCAACGCAACGGTGGCATGGTTATGCTAAAGGTTCGAAACATTGGCAAGGAAATTGTCGGGTTTGGTATTCCAAAATTTGCCCCATACCAAGGCGAATACCCAATCGTTGAAATGCCAAAGGTGGCAGCAAAACCAACAAAGGAGACAAAAAAATGGACAAAGCCAAAGCCCTAGCCGCGTCATGGGCGCGCAGTTTCATGGCAGCAAGCCTTGCGTTATACATGGCGGGCGTGACTGATCCAAAGACGCTTGCAATGGCAGGCGTTGCAGCGGTTGCACCAGTGATTTTGCGCTGGTTAAACCCTAGCGACAAGAGTTTCGGGTTAACGGGGAAGTAGCCCGAAAAGCCGCGGCGGTAGCCCTTGCGCTGGGGTCAGTGCTTGGGCTATCTGCTTGCGGTTATCAGGGTTGGATTCGTTATGAATGTCAGGAATACGAAAACTGGTCAAAACCAGAATGTCAAAAACCGCAATGCGTCCCGACTGGAACATGCACTGACGACATACTTGGAATTAAATCGGAATAAACCAGCACGTCGCAAAACCCCTGAGGAAGTCCACGCCCAGCTGATTTTGATTATTGGATCAACCCTTGCACTGGTTTTTCTTATTGTCACTTTAGGAATTACTTACGCGCTGATTTTTGTTACACAGCCAATCGGCAGCCAAGCACCAAACGACGCAGCATTTATTGACTTATTGAAAACCCTAGCAATTTTCTTGACTGGATCGTTGGGTGGCGTACTAGCAGGCAATGGATTGAAATCGAAGCCGAAGCCAACAGACACGCCGACAAACACGCAAGGTTCTTGACCGCGCGGCGATCATGCTTCACCCTTGGTTCAGGTGGTAGTCCTATCACCAAGAATCGGGAGAAATAGAAATGGTACTTGACTTAACTGACCCAGCCACATTGGGTCGTTTGACGCTGTTGATGATCTTGCTAGTTATGGCAGCAGCAGTGGGTTATGCAAAAGGCTTCAAAGACGGTCACCGCGAAGGCTGGGCTAGACGACGTGCGTTTGATCGTCATGTCTCACGTAAGGCGGTCAAATAATGGGTTTCCTAGATAACTACGAAGCAAGCCTGGCACGTTTGACCCGCTGGAACACAACCTACCCAATGGGCAGGATTGAAACACGAATCGTTGAATTTAGTGCTGAAAAGGGATACGTACTTGTTGAAGCAAAGGCGTATCGTCACTATGACGACATTGTGCCAGCAGGTACAGATTTTGCTTACGGTTTCGTAAGTGCCTATCAACCAAACATGAAACGTTGGTTTGTTGAGGACACAGTGACCAGTGCGATTATGCGCGTTCAACAATTGGTTATGGGTGGGGCTGAAAGATCAACCCGCGAAGTCATGGAACAGGTTGAGAAAACCACAGCAAAGGTTGCAAATGCTGAGGCAGATCATGACTATTGGACAACCAAATTTGGTGACGTCCCTAGTTACAAATCAGCTGCTGAAGCCGAAAATTCTGGCGTTCCTTCATTTGGTTCAAGCCTGGACGAAATTGCAAAACAATTGGGCGGCACATTGATTGAGGAAGCACCGCAATGCAAACATGGTCACATGGTTTGGAAGCGATCACATGACGGCGCACCAAAAACATGGGCGGGCTATTTCTGCACTGAACGCACAAAGGCAACGCAATGCACCCCGCGCTGGTACGTGTTAAGCAGTGACGGCAAATTTAAGCCGCAGGTATAACCATGGCAGACTTCGTGGAAATTATTTATCCGCAAAGCATGACCGCAAAACTATTGGAAAATGGTGTTGTTGTCGCAGAATACAAAATCGAACAATGCGATAAGTGTTCGAAACTTAAAAAATGGGACGCGTTTGGATACCAAACTGGATACGACTTACGCGAAAAGGTCATTTGGTTTTGCGCGGTGTGCAGGTGAAAATGACACTGACGCATGACGAACAAATGATCTGCATGCTATCTGCAATCAAATGGGAAACTGAAACACACAAAGGCATTGACAACCCACAGCGGTATCAAAAGGACTTGACAACCTATGAATACCTAACCGAAACGGCTGAAGCCATTGGCAGTGAATGGGTTGTGGCAAAGTATTTCGATCTCCCATTTGACCCTTATGAACAAAAATTGAAACATAAGGCAGACGTGGGAAATGCCATTGAAGTACGGTGGACAAAATACGTTGCAGGTCAGCTGATCGTTCACGAATACGACCGCCCCAATGACATTGCAGTTTTGGTCACTGGTCAAGCACCCCATTACTTCATTGCTGGGTGGATACCAATTGCCATGGCAAAACGCCCCAAATACCGTCACAGCAAGCAACCTAATTGGTGGGTAACACAAATCAACCTTCAGCCGATAGAAAACCTAAGGAGATCAACCTATGGAAACGCTGCAATTTGAATGTCGCAAATGCAAGAAAATAACAAAGCAGTTGATCCACAAAATTACCGACCTGCTACCGCCCAATGTCGAAACGATCCAATGCACAGTGTGCAGTTGTATGACAGTTGCGCAGATAGGACAATCAAATGCCAATCTATGAATTTGCATGCCAGGTGTGCCAAATCCGTGTTGAGGTGGATAAGTCGATCCATGAGGAACGGGACGCACAATGCTGCGGGCAACCAATGAACAGAATCTATTCAGCCCCAGGCATTTTGTTCAAGGGTAAAGGCTGGGGTGGTCAATGAATAGTTATCCACAAGCGTTATCCACAAGGGTGCAAAACCTGTGGGACACGCCCAAGCCCATGCGCAAAGTTATTCAACGATTGACAGGGGGGTGTACGCTGGACGCATACAGTCAACACCCCGAATTTAGGGATTTAGACAAGAATGAAGTTTCTTTCAGTTATCTTGTAAAGAAAAAAATAGATAGAAAAAAACTTTGTTGGTTGCTGTTAATCACTAGCGTGTTCGCAACGATAGGTGCAAGCCCTGTCAATGCAACGACTTATTCAATAGATCAGCTGAAAGTCTATGCACATTCAAGGATCGTAAATTACAAGGAATTCCAATGCTTCAACAAGATCATCACAAAGGAATCGCGTTGGTCGTATTTAGCCCGTAACGGTTCGCATTATGGGTTAGGGCAAATGCGATCTACCTGGTATCGGGACTTAGACCCTTATAGACAGATAGACGCAACAATCAAATACAACAAGGCAAGACATTTAGGTCATTGCAATGCATGGGCATTTCACGTGAAGCATGGGTGGTACTGATGACCAGTGCGTTAAAGGACAACGGATCAACAGCGAAGTGGCGAAAGATTAGACAGCGAATCTTGGAACGTGACGGATACACATGCCAAGCATGCGGAATGGACGGCAATACCGTTGACCACATCATTCCACGCAGTTTGAACGGCACAGATGACGATTTCAACCTTCAATGTCTGTGTTCGAGGTGTAATAGTGCAAAAGGCGGTATAAACCGCTTAAACAGCCCTAAGGGGGGTTTTTTTAATAACCCTTCGACACCCCTGACC